GTGGCCATGCGCTACCAGTTCCCGGGCGTGACCCCACCGGCCCCCCACCAAGCCTTTCTGGCCGCGTGTGCGCAGTTGCGCTATACACTCTATTCCACGCAAGCAAAGACCAAATTTTTTACGCTCGATTCCCCAGACCCACCCCCTTGCAAAAATTTGCCCTATGTGAAAAATTTTTCGCAAAAATTTTTTCGGTTTTCCGTTCCAGAACACGCTATACATGATGCTGTTTTATGTTGTATCATCCGGCCATGATCCTGCTGACACCAGAGCTGAGCGTCCCCCTGCCATCCGAGCGGGAAGGAATGCTGTTGCTGCATGAGAAGGCCGAGGCCATGTTCAACACGGCGGAGTTCCTGACCGCCTTTGGGGTTCCGTCCGAGCCCTCCGAAGAAGATCAGGTGGCCGCACGCGTTGCGTTCCATGAATCCGTCAACGCTGCACAGAACTCCCCCCTGCCGTTGGCCAAGACCGAAGCGATCAAAACCAGCGGCGCTGCCCGGCACCTGAAAGCTGTGCTCAGCGAGTATGACGAGATCGTGGTCAAGTCGGCCGTGCAGATTCGCACCTATGTCACCAACAAGCTGATCGAAGAGACGACCCACCCGGATGCCCGGATTCGTATGCGGGCCTTGGAGCTGCTGGGCAAAGTGGGCGACGTGGGCCTGTTTGTTGAGCGGTCTGAAGTCACCGTGCGCCACAAGACCACCGTTGAGCTGGAGGATTCGATCAAGAGCCGGATTGCCAAACTGCTGGAGATGCGCAGTGCGGCCGAGGACATCGTGGACGTGAGCCCCAAGGAGCCCGACCCCAAAGGGGCGGCTGCAGAGTTGCTGCGGGAAGACGCGGATGATTGACTTTTCCAATTTTACCGTCGAGGAGTTGCTCAAGCTGGACTTGGCCAAGATGGACGCGGAGGATTTGGAAGCGTTTGATGCTGCGTTGGCCGAGCTGGAACGCAGGGAAGCTGCGAAACTTGCACGGGATAGCTTGATTGAGTTCTGCAAGCGCATGAGCCCAGAGTACAAGGTGGGCAAACACCACAAGCGGTTGGCCAAGCTGTTGGAGGACATGGCCTACAACCGCAAAGACCGGATCGCGGTGTCCATACCGCCCCGGCATGGCAAGTCCCAGCTCGTGTCTATTTACTTTCCGGCATGGTTCCTAGGTAATTTCCCTAATAAGAAGGTGCTGATGGTCTCCCACACCACCGATCTGGCGGTGGATTTTGGCCGGAAGGTGCGAAATCTGGTGGATCAGCCCACCTACAAGGACATTTTCCCCACTGTGGTGCTGGCTGCTGACTCTAAGAGCGCTGGCCGGTGGAACACCAATGAGGGCGGGGAGTACTTTGCCTGTGGTGTGGGCTCCGCGCTGGCTGGGCGGGGTGCTGACTTCCTGATTGTGGACGATCCGTTCTCGGAGCAGGACATCCTGAACGGCAACTACGAGGTGTTCACCAAAGCGTACGAGTGGTTTACCTTCGGAGCGCGGACGCGACTGATGCCGGGGGGCCGGGTTGCAATCGTGCACACCCGCTGGCACCCCAACGACCTGATTGGGATGATGGCCAAGGACATGGGCCGCAACGACGACACGGACAAGTACGAGTTCTTTGAGTTCCCTGCAATCTTCAATGAAGGAACTGACGAGGAACGGGCCCTGTGGCCAGAGTTTTTTGATCTGGATGCGCTAAAACGCACCCGGGCGTCGATGCCCACGTTCCAGTGGAACGCCCAGTACCAGCAGAGCCCCACGTCCGAAGAGGGGGCGATGGTCAAGCGCGAGTGGTGGAAGCAGTGGGAAGAGGAAGACCCCCCGGAGCTGGACTTTGTGATCATGACGCTGGACGCGGCGGCGGAAAAGAACAACCGGGCCGACTTTACGGCGCTGCTGACATGGGGCGTGTTCAGCCACCCCCGCCTGACTGACGGTAAGCCCAATATCATCCTGATGAACGCGATCAACGTGCGAGTGGAGTTCTATGAACTCAAGGAATTGGCGTTGCGGGAGTACGGGGAGTGGGAGCCAGAGGCGTTTATCGTGGAGAAGAAGTCCAACGGAACCCCGCTGTACCAAGAATTGCGTCGGATGGGCATCCCGGTCCAAGAATTCACCCCGCACAGGGGCACCGGGGACAAAGTTGCCCGTTTAAATGCTGTTTCAGATATTTTCAGATCGGGCATGGTCTGGTATCCTGCCGGTAGACGCTGGGCTGAAGCAGTGGTTGAGCAAGTTGCGGCTTTTCCTGCGTCAGAAAACGACGATATGGTTGACTGCACAAGCATGGCATTACACCGCTTCCGAAGTGGTGGGTTCATCAGCTTGGACAGCGACGAAAAAGATGACTTGTACGGCTACCAGCGCAAAGCTGCGTACTATTAAAGAAAGCTCAATACATGGCCACCAACATTGACAAATCGCTGATGCAAGCCCCCATGGGTTTGGATGCACTTGCTGCAGATCAGCCTGCATTGGAAATCGAGATCGTTGATCCTGAAGAGGTGAAGATCAGACTCGGTGACATGGAGATCGACATCGAGCCGGGAGAGCCCAGCATTGATGACTTTGACGCCAACTTGGCCGAATACATCTCGGACAGTGCCCTTGACACCATGGCCGGTGATCTGGCCGGTGACATTGACAACGACCGCAATGGCCGCAAGGACTGGGAGAAGACATACACCGAGGGTTTGAAACTCTTGGGCCTGAACATGGAGGAGCGCACGGAACCGTGGAACGGTGCCAGTGGTGTGTTCCACCCCATGATTACCGAAGCCGTAGTGCGCTTTCAAAGCGAAACCATCACAGAGACGTTCCCGGCCGTTGGCCCGGTGCGTGCCAAGATTGTTGGCAAAGAGACCCCCGAGAAGAAGGAAGCTGCCCAGCGTGTGGCGGCAGACATGAACTTCCAGCTCACGGAGGTGATGAAGGAGTTCCGCGCCGAGCACGAGCGCATGCTGTGGTCACTGCCAGCCACAGGCTCTGCGTTCAAGAAGGTCTACTTTGACCCCAGCCTCAACCGTCAGGTGTCGATCTTCATTCCGGCCGAAGACATCTTGCTGCCTTACGGCACATCTGAAATTCAATCTTGTTACCGCGTCACGCACCAGATGCGCAAGACCAAGAACGAAATCAAGAAGCTGCAGGAAGCCGGGTTCTATCGTGACGTTGAGCTGGGCGACCCGGATAAAGCGACCAGCGAGATCAACAAGGCCAAGGACAAAGAGACGGGCTTCAGTGACCTGAACGACGACCGCTTCACACTGTACGAATCGCATGTGGACCTGTACCTCAAAGGCGACCCGCTGTGCGAAGATGAGGCAGAGATTGCCCTGCCGTACGTGGTCACCATGATCCGGGGCACTAACACGGTACTGTCCGTGCGCCGCAACTGGCGCGAAGACGATGACCTGCACTTGAAGCGCCAGCACTTTGTGCACTACCAGTACATTCCCGGGTTTGGGGCTTATGGCTTCGGTCTGTTCCACCTGATCGGCGGGTTTGCCAAGTCGGCCACCAGCTTGATGCGTCAGTTGATAGACGCGGGCACGCTGTCCAACCTGCCCGGCGGTTTGAAGACACGCGGCCTGCGCATCAAGGGTGACGACACGCCGATCGCTCCGGGCGAGTTCCGCGATGTGGATGTGGGCTCCGGCACCATCCGCGACAACATCATGCCCCTGCCGTACAAGGAGCCGTCACAGGTTCTGATGACGCTGTTGGGTAGTGTGGTCGAGGAAGGTCGCCGCTTTGCCGCTACGGCCGACATGAAAGTGGCGGACATGGGTGCCAACGCTCCCGTGGGCTCTACGCTGGCGCTGCTTGAGCGCCAGTTGAAAGTCATGACCGCTGTGCAGGCGCGTGTTCACTACGCCCTGAAGGAAGAGCTGCAGTTGTTGGCCGCGATCATCCGCGACTACACGGACGACGAGTATTCGTACGAGCCGGACGGCGAAGAGGGCCCCAAGGCCAAAGCTTCGGATTACCGTCACGTGGACATCTTGCCCGTCAGCGATCCGAACGCCGCCACACTCAGCCAGCGCGTGGTGCAGTACCAAGCTGTGATCCAGATGGCACAGATGGCCCCGGACATTTACGACCTGCCTGAGTTGCACCGGGGCATGCTTGACGTGCTGGGGATCAAAAACGCTGACAAGCTGATCCCGCTTGAGGACGACATGAAGCCGGTGGACCCAGTGTCGGAAAACCAAGCAGTGCTCCGTGGCAAACCGGTCAAGGCTTTCTTGCACCAGAACCACGACGCGCACATGGCCGTGCACAACATGATGATGCAGGACCCCATGATTGCACAGGCGATCGGGCAAAACCCACAGGCACAGAAGATCATGGCTGAGACACAAGCACATATCTCTGAGCACTTGGGGTTCAAGATGCGCCAGCAGATCGAGGCCCAGTTGGGCATGCCTCTGCCGCCCGAGGACGAGAAGTTGCCGCCGCAGATCGAGATCGCGCTGTCGGCCATGATGGCCCAAGCCGCGCAGCAAGTGGTGCAGCAAAGCCAAGCGCAGGCGCAACAAGCTCAGGCCCAGCAACAGATGCAAGACCCGGTGTTGCAGATGCAGATGCAAGAGATGCAGATGAAGCAGCAGGAACTGCAGATGAAGCAGCAAGAAGCTCAGATGAAGATGCAGATGGCTCAGCAAGACATGCAGATGAAGCAGCAGAAGATGGCCATCGACGCAGCCGCCCTTGCCGACAAGCAAGAGCTGGAGCAGGAAAAGGTCAGCGGCCAGTTGGAGCTCGAATCCATGCGTGTGGGTGCTCAGATTCAGGAAAGCAAGGTCAAGATGGACGCAGCCGATCGGTTGGCGGGCATCAAGGTCGGAGCCGATGTGCGCAAGTTCGAGGAGCAACAACGTGCCGCCCGCGCCAAGGAACAGTTGGAGGAAGAACGCATCCGTAACGATGCGCTCAAGATTGGTGTCATGGGTCGTGCCCAAGACCAGCAGCTTCTCCTGAAAGACCGTGAGATGGCCCTACGCGCCGCGCAGGAGCTTGCCCGGGAACAAAAATCCGACGATGTCGGCAACTCTGAGGAACCCAAGTGATTCAAAACTTCGCACGCGTATTGCGCGAAAAAATACGCACCGACATGAACAACTACGCTGATGACTTGGCTGGGGGTGGATGTCGCAACTTTGACGAATACCAAAAACTCTGCGGAATCATTCAGGGTCTTGCGACCGCAGAGCGTCATCTCCTAGACCTTGCAGAGAAAGTAGAGCAATCCGATGAGTGAAATCATTCTGCCCCCGGGCATCACGCTGCCAAAACATATTCAGCCCATCGAGTCCCCGGACGAGACGGCGGATAGCGAAACCAAAGCAACAGCGCTGCCGGTCCCCACTGGCTACAAGCTGCTGTGTGTCGTGCCCAACGTCGATGAAAAGATTGCCGGTACAAGCCTCGACCTCGTTCGAGATGCCGCAACCTTGCGAGCTGAAGAACACGCCACAACCGTGTTGTTCGTATTGCGGGTTGGTCCAGACGCGTACAAGGACCCTGCCAAGTTCCCATCGGGAGCGTGGTGCAAAGAGGGCGACTTTGTGCTCGTGCGTACCTACACAGGTACGCGATTCAAGGTGTTTGGTAAAGAGTTCAGGGTGCTGAACGACGACCAAATTGAGTGTGTTGTGCAAGACCCTCGCGGTTTGACCCGCGCATAAGGAGCAGAAATGGAAGATAAGTACGAGTTTCCCGACGAGATCGAGGAAAAACAAGCTGCGCGGGCAACAGAAAAGCCCGCAGAGTCCGATGACTTCGAGGTTGAAATTGTTGACGACACCCCCACACAAGACCGTGGCCGCAAGCCGCTGGACCGTGAGGTGTCGGACCCATCCGACGACGAAATGGACAATTACACGGAAGGCGTGAAAAAGCGTATCAAAGAGCTGACCCACGCCCGCCACGATGAACGACGCGCCAAAGAGAATCTTTTGCGTGAAAAGCAAGAGCTTGAGCGTATCGCTCAGCACATGATGGAAGAGAACAAAAAGCTCAAACAGTATGTAAATACGGGTTCTGAGCAATACGCTGTTTCTGTCAAGCATATCGCTGAAAACGCACTGGATGATGCCAAACGTCAGTACAAGGCCGCGTACGAGTCTGGGGACTCCGATGCTTTGGTTGCAGCACAGGAGGCCATGACCGAGGCCAAGATGCGTTCGGAGGCCGCAAAAAATTTCAGGCACACCCCTTTACAAGTGGAAACGGATGAGGTACAAATACCCCATGCGTCACCACGGACGCCCCAAGTCGATGACAAAACACTGCGCTGGCAGGCAAGAAACCAGTGGTTTGGGGCTCAGGGTCACGAAGAAATGACCAGCTTTTCACTAGGGCTGCACCAAAAACTTGTGAATTCGGGTATTGACCCGCGCTCGGAAGATTATTTCGAGAGAATCGACTCTCGCATGAAGTCTACATTCCCTGAATTTTTTGGGAACGATGACCGGCCAAAGTCCGGCGATGGCTCCAAGAAGCCTTCCACGGTAGTTGCCCCAGCCGCTCGCTCGTCTGGCGCGAAAAAAATCCAGCTTTCCCCTAGGCAAATTGCTTTGGCAACAAAGTATGGATTGACCCCGCAGCAATACGCCGCAGAAGTACTTAAATTGGAGAAATCAAATGGCTGAAACAATCAACCGGAATCCCCGTGACCTCACGTCACGCGAAAAAACAACTCGTTATGTGTATACACCTGCGAGTGCACTGCCCGACCCGACACCTGAACCCGGAATGGTTTATCGCTGGATTGCGACACACGTTCTTGGTGAAGCCCAAAACACAAACGTATCTACCAAGATGCGTGAAGGTTGGGAGCCGGTAAAAGCAGTGGACCATCCCGAGCTCATGCTTGAGGGTAATGCGAAGACTGGAAACGTCGAACTCGGTGGCCTGATGCTCTGCAAAATGCCCCGTGAACGTGCGCAAGCCCGTGATGAGTATTACGCTAAACAAGCGCAAGCCCAGATGGAATCTGTGGATAACAGTTTCATGCGAAACAATGACCCCCGCATGCCACTTTTCGCTGACCGCAAGTCAACGACCAGTCGCGGTGGAGGTTTTGGTTCTGGTTCAAAGTAACAAGGAGTCCTTAAATGGCAACTACCGCTTCCCCCTACGGCCTGCGTGCCGTGAATCGTAACGACGGCATGCCTTATGCTGGCGCTACAAGTCAGTTCCTAATCAACCCTGCGGGCACTGGCACTAACCTTTTCTTCGGCCAAGTCGTCATCATTGACGCCAACGGCTATATCGCGTTGTCTACTGCCACTGGTGCAGACCTGACGACCAACAACCTCGGCGGCAATACTCTTGGCGCTTGGGGCGTGTTTGTCGGCTGTTCTTACATCAACGCACAAGGCCAGCAGATTTACGGTCAGTACTACCCCTCCGGCACAACCGGCGTGGTGACTGCATACGTGATCACTGACCCCAACGTCACGTTCCAAGCGCAATTGGATGGCACCACCACCCAAGCAGCTATTGGCGCAAACACCTTCTTCGCAGCCGTTCAGAGCACCAGCACTGGTTCTACCCAGACTGGCAACTCGACCAGCGCCTTGGAGTCCACGCTTGTGACCACAGCCGCCGCGTTCAAGATCATCGGTTTCGCTTCCCCAGTGACCGATGCCTTCCCTGACGTGTTGGTTAAGTTCAACCCCGGCGCTTCCGCCTTCACCAACGCCGTCGGCATCTAAGGAGCTAAACCATGGCTATTTCACGCGCACAACTGCTCAAAGAGCTGCTCCCCGGCCTGAACGCCCTGTTCGGTTTGGAATATGCACGTTACGGCGAGCAACACAAAGAACTGTACGAAACAGAGAAATCTGAGCGTTCGTTCGAAGAAGAAACCAAGCTGTCTGGCTTTGGTGCTGCACCTGTCAAGAACGAAGGCTCCGCCATCGCTTACGACAACGCGCAGGAAGCCTTCACTGCCCGCTACACCCACGAAACCATCGCTTTGGGCTTCTCCATCACGGAAGAAGCTGTGGAAGACAACCTGTATGACAGTCTGTCTGCCCGCTACACCAAGGCTCTGGCTCGCGGTATGGCTTACACCAAGCAGGTTAAAGCCGCTTCTGTGTTGAACACTGGCTTCGCTGGTACTGCCCTTGGCGGTGACGGTGTTTCTTTGTTCGGCGTTAACTCCAGCGCTGTTCGCGTTGGCCACCCTCTGGTGGGCGGTGGTGTTAACTTCAACAGCCCAGCCACTGGTGTTGACTTGAACGAGACTTCGTTGGAAAACGCAACGATCCAGATCGCTGCTTGGACTGACGAACGTGGCCTGCTGATTGCAGCCAAGCCTGTCAAGTTGGTTATCCCTCCATCACTGATGTTCGTTGCCAAGCGTTTGCTTGACACTGAGCTGCGTGTTGGTACTGCTGACAACGACATCAACGCGTTGAAGCAAATGGGCACCATCTCCGGTGGCTACACTGTCAACAACTTCTTGACCGACACAAACGCTTGGTTCCTGACCACAGACGTTCCAAACGGCATGAAGCACTTTGAGCGTACCGCTCTGTCCACTTCCATGGACGGAGACTTCGATACCGGCAACGTCCGTTACAAGGCCCGTGAGCGTTATTCGTTCGGCTGGTCTGACCCATTGGGTATGTGGGGTTCTTCAGGTTCGACCTGATAGAAGCGAAAAAGGGGCCTTGTGCCCCTTTTTCTTTTGGTGTATATTGAGTTCATTCCGGGGTTTTCCGGTGTATCTGACAGTCCCGGCTGACGACATGCAGACAGATACGCCTTATCGCATGTGAGGAAATCATCATGGCAACTACCACGTTCTCCGGCCCAGTCGTATCTCAGAACGGCTTTATTACCGGAACAGCTTCTTCCCCCGTTGTTGAAACCACCGCTATTAATGTGTCTGAGTCGTACGTTACGACTTCTGCCGCTACTGGCGACACACGTCTGTCTTATGAGCGTTTGACTTTTACCTCCACTGGCTCTGGCGAAACTTACCGTGCCTTGACTCGGGTCACAGGTGCTGGCGCTGCTACCGGCGGCACAGTCAACGGCGCACACATCAGCCTGTCCATCAACGGCTCCGGCACCATCTCTGGCGCGGGTAACGCTCTTCGCGCTACCTTGGGCGGTACATCCACAAACCCCGGCGGTACGATTGCAGCTATTCAAGCTGACTCCGACTTTGCTTCTGGTGGTACTTGGACCAACGCTTCGTTCATCCGCTTCACAAACAGCGGCACAGGAACTGTGGCCAACCTGTTCAACGTCCCCTCCGGCATGGTCACGGCCAATACCCAAGGCGCAGCTACAAACTCCTTGAAGATTGTGGACAGTGCAGGTACTGCGTACTACATCATGTTGACTACGACTAACAGCTAATATGCAGATCACCAAGGAATTCTTGGAGTCTGAGATTCGTGACCTTGAAACTGAAGCCCAGAAGGCGCAAACCTTTTTGACTCAGGCTCAGGCCACGATCCAAGCGTACAAGATGCTGATCAACAGGCTAGACGCACCAGAACCGGAGCAGCAACATGACGATGCAATATGATGTAAAACAAGGACACCTAAACCAAAGCGGTTTCTTTGTTCTTGGGCGCAACCGCGTTAAAGGCGTTTCTTTTTACGGTGGCGGCGGAACCTTGGTTTTGTTTGACACAACCACAGCCCCCGTAACTTCAAGCGTAACTTACGGTCGTAGCGGCACAACCGTGACGATTGCAAAAACTGCGCATGGGTTAACAACCGGCACTGTTGTCGGCATTCACTTTGTTAGTGGCACAGGTGGCGCTGCTACTGATGGAAATTACGCCATTACGGTAACAACCGCAGACGCATTTACGATCACAGACATCAACACTGGAACCATTACAGGTTCTCCAGCAGCACTTTATGTCAGTGGTGCAAATCGTTGGTTGTTGACCTACGAAACTCACGCGTCAGACGAATTCCAAAATGCCCCCCTTATTCCCGGTGAAGGTGTGTTGGCAGTAAACGGAATTTATGCCTACATGAGCGCAATTGACGGGGCGCAGGTTTATTATGGCTAAGACCGCTGCATGGACACGCAAAGAAGGCAAGTCCGAGAAGGGCGGCTTGAACGCAAAAGGGCGGGCGTCTTACAACAAGGCCAACCCGGGCAAACCCGGCCTGAAGGCTCCGCAGCCAGAGGGCGGCAAACGCCGCGACTCTTTTTGCGCCCGGATGGAAGGCATGAAGAAGAAGCTGACCAGCGAGAAGACGGCCAAAGACCCCGACTCGCGGATCAACAAATCGTTGAGGGCTTGGAAATGTTAAGCGCAAAACGGGACTGGGGGCGTGTGCCAAAAACCGCGAACACTGCCGGGGAATACCGCTGCAGCAAGTGCCGTGAGTGGAAGCTACCGGAAGCGTTTAACAAAAACAAGAACCAACTGTCGGGCCTAAACTACGCGTGCAAAAGCTGTTCACGAGCAGACACACGAAAGTACAATCTGCCCGCTAAGTACGGTATTTCTGCGGCATCTTTTGCTGAAAAACTGCTGGCACAAGGCGGAAAATGTGCGTGCTGCAGTACTGCGTTTTCGTTTGAAGGAATTCGAAATACGCGCCCGTGTGTTGACCATAACCACGAAACTGGCGAGGTGCGCGATTTGCTTTGTGGCCGCTGTAACTTGGCAGCCGGGAATGTTGCAGACAGTTCGCTAAAAGCGGAACAACTTGCGGCATACTTGAAAAAATGGAAGTGCTGACATGGAGATGATGCTCTGGAACGTAGCTCTGAGCGCCATTGTGGCGGTCATGGGCTTTTTGCTTAAAGGCAGGTTTGATGAGTTGGATCGGCTCAGCATTTTGCTGAACCGCACCCGCGAGGAAGTGGCGCGTGATCACATCACACGCTCCGAATTTCGGGCTGACATGCAGCAGTTGATGGACCGGTTTGACCGACTTGAGCGCAAGATTGACAACCTACGGGGCAACCATGCCCAGCACGAGTAAAAAGCAACACAACTTCATGGCGGCTGTGGCCAACAACCCAGCCTTTGCGAAGAAAACAGGCGTCCCACAATCCGTGGGCAAAGAGTTCTCCAACGCGGACAAGGGCCGCAAATTCAAAGAAGGTGGCGATATGAAAGAGTCCAAAGCAATGGTTGGTAAAGAGATGGCCTTTATGAAAAAGAAGGGCGCTCCAAAGTCCATGATCAAACACGAGATGGCTGAAGCTAAGGGTAGACCCTTTGCCAAGGGCGGCGTCACACGCGCTGACGGCTGTGCGACCAAGGGCCACACCAAGGGCACCATGGTCAAGATGGCTATGGGCGGCAAGGCTTGCTGACATGATGTCCAGTCGCGGGATGGGGAACATCTCCCCCTCCAAAATGCCCAAAGGCGTTAAAAAAGAGCGCCGAGACGACACCGACTTCAAGCAGTACGCGAAGGGCGGTAAAGTCAAACGCTTTGATGAAGGCGGGGAAGTGGACGCCCTAAAACGCAGCCCGCGTAGTGTGTCTGAAAGCGATTACGACACCAAGTTCAACGCGAAACCGTTGGGCGGAATGGTGTCCAAAGACCAAAAAGCTATTTTTGGCAGGCTGTCCGCTTCCAAGAAACTGGATCGGGACAGCGAACTCAGCGCATATTTGGATGCGGGGCTGTCGAAACGAGAAGGTGACCGTTTAAGAGCGAACCTTGGGGGCGTAGGGGTCAACTACACACGCCAGTTTGACGAAGGCGGCAAAGTCAATGCGGCTGGCAATTACACCAAGCCCAGTCTGCGCAAGCGGATTGTGAGCCAAGTCAAAGCTGCCGCAACGCAGGGCACCGGCGCAGGGCAATGGAGCGCGAGAAAAGCCCAGCTCGTGGCCAAGAAGTACAAGGCCGCTGGCGGCGGGTACCGGGACTGACATGAAAGCCCCTCAAAAATCCCTGAGCGATTGGGGCAAACAAGATTGGACGACCAAAAGTGGTAAAAAATCTTCTGAAACGGGTGAGCGATATCTTCCAAAAGCTGCGATCAAAAGTCTCAGCCCTGCTGAGTATGCTGCGACAACGCGTGCAAAACGTGCGGGCAAAGCTAAAGGGAAGCAGTTCGTAAGTCAACCTAAGACTATCGCAAAGAAAACAGCAGGGTTTAGATAATGGCAACTTCCGGCACTTCCGCATTCAACCTCGATTTAACAGAAATTGTTGAGGAGGCGTTCGAGCGCGTGGGTTCGGAGTTGCGCACGGGCTACGACCTGAAGACCGCCCGCCGGTCTTTGAACCTGATGTTCGCTGATTGGGCCAACCGTGGCATCAACATGTGGACGTTCGAGCAGGGCTCCATCAATCTGGTAGCGGGCACGGCCACATACAACTTGCCCACAGACACCGTGGACTTGCTGGAGCATGTGATCCGTACGGGCGCTGGCAGCGCTTCAACGCAAGCCGACCTGACCATCACGCGTATCAGTGTTTCTACTTACGCCACCATCCCCAACAAGCTGCAGCAAGCCCGGCCGATTCAGGTCTGGATTGAGCGTCTGGACACGCCGCGAATTACCGTTTGGCCAACCCCAGACGACTCGCAGCCCTACGTGTTTGTGTACTGGCGCATGAGGCGCATTCAAGACGCTGGCAACGGCATCAACACGATGGACATGCCCTTTCGGTTCATCCCCTGCATGGTGGCCGGGCTGGCGTACTATCTGGCCCTGAAGGTGCCCGGTGGGGCTGAGCGCCTGCCAATCTTGAAGCAGCAATACGACGAAGCGTGGCAACTGGCCAGCGACGAGGACCGCGAGAAAGCCGCAGTGCGGTTTGTGCCCCGTCAGATGTTCATTGGAAGCGGCACGTAAATGGGAAATCGGTTTTCCTCCGGCAAGAACTCGATCGCCCAGTGCGATCGTTGTGGGTTTCGCTTTAAGCTGACCTCCTTGCGCAAAGAGGTGATCAAGACCAAGACGTACAATCTCTTGGTCTGCGACTCGTGTTGGGACCCGGATCAGCCGCAGCTTCAGCTGGGTATGTATCCTGTGGACGACCCACAAGCGGTGCGCAACCCGCGCAATGACACGACGTACGTGACGGCCGGGCCAAACGCATCAGGCAACCTAACCGGTGGGTCGAGAGATATTCAGTGGGGCTGGAACCCGGTTGGCGGGTCCCGGTTCTTTGATGACGCATTGACACCAAACTATTTGGCGTTAAGCGT